AGAATTGATAATGCCATTCACAGATAGCTTCTGGAGTGGAGCTGTATTTCCTATACCAACGTTACCGTCAGAAGTAATCCGCACTCGCTCATACATCGTGCCAGCGTCCTCTTTCGTTTCAAAAGATATATGTGCAGATGGATTAGCTCCTCCATGATCGGAATAAATAGCTGTTATTCTAGCAGCATCCAATATATTTCCACCAGAATTAGCAGAAGGTGTTTGGAATGATATTCTATTGAAATTGTTTGAGGTTTGATTATCGTTTTGCAGAACCAAATCTCCAGTCGCTGTCCCAGCATCACTAGAAGTATAAGTCGATGTCGAATCTTTCGTTATCGTAAGTTGAGATGACGGACTAGTTGTTCCTATACCAACATTACCAGTACTCCTTTGAATCCTCATTGACTCATACCAAGTACCTGCATAATTCCTATCAAAAGCTAAGTCCTGTAAAGATGTTGCTGTACCTCTAATTGTCCAATAAGGATTATCTGAACCAATGGTTATAGCTCCAGTACCTATTACATCCGAACCGCCTGATGTACTTTGTCTTATATCTAGTTTGTTTGTTGGACCAGTTGTTCCTATGCCAACGTTGCCGTCATTTTTAACTCTAACAACATCACTACCATTAATAAGAAACCTAATATCTTTATTATCTCGGAGGTTAAAGACGGCATTACCTACAGAAACTTCTTGACCAACATCTAAACCTGTAAAAGCTCCAGAGGATATTCTTACATAAGGGTTGGATGAATCGTTTTTTAAATGCAGTAATTGTAGAGGATTCGTTGTCCCTATGCCAACGGTACCGTTAGAATTAACGGTCATTATCTTAGTGTCATTAGAAGACGCTACTTGAAAAGCTCGGGTTGCAGATGATGTAGCTCCTGCCCTTATTAGTAAACCCTGCCCATTGGAGTTTGTATTATATATTCTAGATATTAAACCCGTGGTGGGGTTTTCTAAAGAAAAAGGATAACTCGGACTAGCTGTTCCTATACCAACCCTACTATTAGCAATATCAACATGAATAGTCCCATCTGCTACAGCCTCATTACTAGAATTACCAACAAATAAACGACCTTCGTTTAGGTTGGGAACGGCGTTGGAGCGACCAGCGCCCATTACGGTAATAGAACCAGAAGAAGCGTGTGACCTAGTCACTTTAGCCATCTTCTGAAGAGCAGAAGCTTCTCCAGTAGGTGCAATCCCAGTTAGCTGACCAGCAACGTCACTAACAAATAGTTCTTCACCTTCACTATAAGCACTGGTATCTAAACTACCAATAGAGCCAAAATTAATAACCCGAACATTCGCACTAGCATTTACAGTTTCCTTCGAAACACCAAAAGCTGGCATCTTATTAGAATCATCTGCGTCAGCTTTAGCAACAACAGTAGTATTACCATCAATGCCAGAAATATAAACAACATCACCCGCAGACAAAGCTTCACCAGCTTTAGCCCTGAAGGATACAGCACCTCTTAAGTCACCGATAAATTCATCAGCTTCAACGTCTCCTGTAACAGTAACGTCAGTGGTAATGTCTAGTGATGTACCACTAATCTGGTTAACATGGATTCCGTAAGAAGAGGTATTCCCTTGAGCTAATACTTCATCAAGGGTTTGATCGTCGGTTTCAGATGAGAGCGGTGTATAACCCAACGCTCCAGTGATGTCGCCACTAGTAATACCAGTAAGGACTATGTTGCCACCCATCGTAATATCCTCATCCACAATCAGGTCATTCAGGAAGTGTCCCGAACCAGAAACATCCAACTCATAATTTGGGTCGGTATAGAAAATACCAATTCCACCATCTCTAACTGTCGCTACTGTTTGGGTGTGACACTGAAGACTTAATTTCCCAGCTGCACTACTTCCTCCTCTAACAAAACCTTCATTGTTATTCGCTCCTGCTCTAAATGTATTGTTTGGCCCCCAATACATATTGAGAGATCCAACTGGAAAAGTTTCTGAATTGCCGTTGGTTAGAGTGGCATAATGATTGCCCGAAGTGGTTTCTAATTGAAGACCATCAGATACACCATCACTAGCAACTGTTAATCTTTTAGATGGGCTATCTGTTCCTATGCCAACATTACCATCCTCATCAACACGCATTCTCTCTACCGCTTTAGTAGCAAAGCTAACAACTCCATTTACAGCAGAACTACCAGCTTCTAGATGAATCTTGTTTATTAAGCTAGTCTGTTCTCCAATTTGGACTGTGTTGCTGGTAGATTTTATTAAATTTCTTGAATATCCCCCAAAATTAGCTGAAAGCCCACGACTAGAAGTAGACATATATATAGCAGCTATAGCGTTATCAACACCAAACGTTCCAAAGCTATCAATAGTGAGATGGTCTCCAGTAATCGACCCTACGTCGATACCTAAAGCAGAAGTATTACCTTGGGTAAGAACTTCATTCAAGGTTTGATCGTCAGTCTCAGAAGTAAGATAACCTTGGGAAGCAACCCAAGATTCAGAAGCTATCTGAGAACCCGTTAGTTGTGCGCTAGTCTGACCACTTAAAACGATAAGATCACTACCATACTCACCCATCGTGATCTTGTCATATGTAGAAGTGGATTCCACTTCTACGATGGGAAGACCAGCGGCATCGTTAACTGAGAATACAGTCCCAGTTACTTCATCAGTTACCCCAAATAAACGGCCATTCGAACCGTCTACACTGAAGTCTCCCCCAGCAATATTAAACTCCCCAGTCTTGGAGAATACTCCTCCTGAGAAATCTAAGAACAAGGCATCATCAGCATCAGACTGCTTGGTTCTATTGTCGTTATCACTAAGGTAAACTGCGCCTTGGTTTACTACATCAACATAAGAACCAAAAACTTGCGCTCCAGCAGCACCACTGATAGTATTGTCAAGCCCCCCACCAATAAAACCATAATCAGAAGTGACTATTGAGTTATCCTTTCCCCCGCCAATTACAGCATAGTCAGAGCCTGAGATATCATTATTTACACCGCCGATGCTACTAGAGTAGTCTGAGTCTAGTATGTCTATGCCAGAACCAGCACCAATAAAACTAAAGTTGCCACTGTTAGTGCCAGAGATGGTGTTTTCAGTTCCAGCCACTATAGCGTCATAGTCGCCTTTGATTAAGTTTTGTGTGCCTAATAAGATGGCGGAACCATATGAAAGAATTTGATTACCAGATATACCTGAAACACCGCTAACATTAAAAATAGCTTTGTCAGCTTCAAAAAACAAAGCAGAATCGCCTTCACTTGCATCTCCGTAAATCTTAGATTTAGCATTCTTCCTGAACTCTAACCCGTTTTCGTTTATACTGTAAATCGGACCACGAAAAGTTGAAACTGCACCGCCATTAGTTGTTAAACCATTTCCCAATGTCAATACATCACCAATATTCATCGCTGTGGTGGTGGATGCATCATTATCGCATACATCCTGCAGGTCTAAAGTGTACAAGTCTCCACTTATGGTGTTTAGAGCTGTGGTATTATTTCCTACGCTTGTCGTATTACTAGTTACATAACCACTTAAAGTATTTATTGAACTGGTATTTGTAGCAATATTCGTAGTGTTGGTCCCGATACTTGTAGTATTAGCAGCTACATAGGAGGTTAAACCATACCTACCATCCAAATCCGCCGTCTGGTCTGTAGCCCCATCGACATTCAACGTTAAAACACCATTACCGGTATTGAAGTTAGCGCCAGTAAGGTAGAAATTATCAGAACTGCCAGCTTCCGAAGAAGATAAAGGTGTAAAACCTAAGGCTCCTGTCACATCGCCGCTAGATATGCCCGTAATATATGGATTAGTGGCAAAATCATTTTCAACAAAAGTATAAGGGCCAACAGACCAATAATCGCCAGAACCTAATTTTCCATAAGGTACAAAATGTATATAAACAGCTTCAGAGTTCGGCATTGAACCTTCACCAATATCAAAAGACTGAGTTACGTCATTGCTTAAAGGTTGAGTTAAAATAGCTTGAGTGTCCTCATCAGGGTTAAAAGATGAGCCTGTTGTGAAATAAGCCTCTAAACGATCAAAAGATATATAATTTACATCATTAGAAAAAGTAACAGTTGTCGTTAAAGCTCCTGTCTGTCCTGTTGTATTTACCGTAGTCTTAGACCCTAAAGAACTGGAATGAGATGTCGTTCCAGTAGAGTCTTGAATTGTAATCCCACTGATGATTGGATGGTTTCCATAAAAATAAAACTCTGAAGTGTGTACCCCAGAATTACGGTCCTCTAATTTTACCTTAACACCAAAATGTTTTGCGTAATCCCCAAAGACATTAAAATTATCATACTCAGTAAAAGAAAAGAAACTAGATTTGTAATCAGATAGAAAATTTGAATACATTACAGTTCCATCGATATTCAAAATATCGATATCAACTTTCTGAACATAGCTATTAGCTAAAAAATCAGGCTGATTGCCTACAGACCCACTAGCCCTATCTGTTATGCCCAAATTGACTTCAACCGCCCTCTGCAAATGAACACCACTGCCAGTAACAGTAGAATTCAAATTTGTTTCATCAACAGAAAAAACAGAATCAAATTCGAATAACCCAGTATTATATAAGTTACTTATGCTGCTGTAATCGTAAGCCATGTTATTTAAAAGTTATTAAATTGGTAAAGGATTTAGAAAATTCTTCAATTTCATCGTAAAGTATAAATGATGTCACCGTAGAGAATTCGGAATCTAAATATTTATTATTTGTAGAGGAATCTCCAACAGACTTTACACTTAAAGAGTAGCTCCCTACTGAAGATAAATTATCAAATACTACATAATTTGTAGATGAATCTGCAGAAGCAGTAGAGGTTGTCGTGTTAGGGTTACGTAAAACAGCTTCATATCCATTATTATTAGTCACGGAATCCCAAGAGCCACTTATGTAGAAAGTATCTGAATTAGCCCCTTGTCCAGTGGCTATAGATAAATTCTGAGGAGCAGTCAAACTTGTGTAGGTAGAATCCCCAATTTGAGTTTGCACATTATAATCATATGTATTTTCCTTTTTATCTATAGAAATATCATTCTCTATCAACGAAAACTTACCCGTATCGAATTTAGAAGCAGAAACTAAATACTCATTAGGGTTGCTCTCTTTTATAGATTCTACTTTGTAGATCACATCATCTTTGAGCTTTAAATCAAATCTATAAGGGCTACCTAACTTGATAAAGGGTAAGTATTGAGGGGTATCGACGCCACTAACGTAAGAGCCAAAATTGCCAGAGGGTGCGACAGCCCCAGTGACATTAAAAGTTGTTATCTGACTCTCGGAGTTCAATTGTATTTCAGAGTCTAAAATACCCCGATCATAAACATCCTCTAAATCCCCGCTAAAGAAATCTAAAACATTAAGCTCCGTGGTCCCTCTTCTATCGCTTAAGAAAGCGTTATAATTGACAAGTTTACCAGTATTTAATTGAGCTATAGATTGAACGCCTGTATCTTGAGCTATGTAATGGTCATTGTTTTCGCTAAAATTTGTCCCGAATATCCAACCCGTATATGTAGGATCAAAATATAAAATATTATCTCCAGTGCCTGTGTATAAAGCATATTCAGAAGAGAGTTCTGAGTCTTCTATGTTTGATATATCGTAACCCTCCCTGTATCCTGAGAATTGATACTCTCCTGTGTAAATATTAAAATCCGTATCAGCATTCGAAAACCCCGTGACTGTAAAACCTTCTAGCCGTTGCCTTTTAGTAATAGCAATCTCATTTAAATCCTGTATTGAACTATTGCCTGTTGGGTTATAAATAGTTAGTATCCCTGTCATAGAAGAATCACTATAAGGTCCACTTAAACGGATAACCTCTTCTGCGACATTGACATTTAGGATTTTCCCGAAGTTTGTCTTTTGATTTTTAAGATCATCATCAATGATTATTAAATCTCCGGGCTGGCACAATAAAGCTTCCAAACCTGAAGTGAATACGGCTCTTTGATTTTCTTTAATCGTTTTATAAATGAGATGTTGACCTACTCGCCTAGCCATAGCTCTTGATGTAACACCTATACCATCAATCCTATTCTTGAAGATGCCCCGGCTTCTGATATCCTCTTCGTCTTCTACAGTCTCGACTTTTGGAGAGAAGTTCTCAAACCTATCTAAGTAAGAGACCTCTACAGTATTAAACTGCTGGTCCCGCCTCAGGTTAGAATAATCAAAAACACCTTCTTTAACATTTATGTTACTAAATGTCGCTATCGGAGACTTTATCCTTTCGTCAGAGAAAGAGACTTCTGAAGATCTAAAAAATGTATGACCCCTAAAAAGCCTTGATAATGTCTGGATAGCATCAAAAACTTTTTCATCGCTCTTAAAAACTATATTACAAGAGTATCTAGGTTCTAACCCTCCTCTGCCATCTGGAACGCCCTCAAACTGCCCTTTGCTGTCAACAGCATCACAAAATCTAGCCACTTTATAAAGCTCCCATTTATTAATGTCTGAAGATTCTACATACTGACCTAAACCATATCTTGAATTAGTCAGTAGATCATACAAAATCCAAGCAGGATTATCGGTCCAACCCATTTTGAATTCGCCATTCCAATCACCTTCATATATCTCCTTATCGGATTCGTCAGCTTGATTAAAAAGTGAAACTTTATCATAATATCTTTTATCTTTTTTACCCCCGAAAGCTTTAGTCGGATAATAGTTAGATGGGATTGGGACAAGTTTTAACCTAGCGTCAAAAGTTCTATTAGGCACAGATGAAAAACTCTTCGAATCAATCTTCGTCCCTACTATAGCGGAGAAAGGATAACTTAAATTTATAGGTAAAATCTCAGTTACTTTATAAAAAGTTAAATCTTTAGACATTAATACTGAGAATGTCTCTGTGGAAAGTTTAGAAACTTTAATGTACCTTTTTTCTGAAGAAGAAAATACATTGTTTTTAGAGTTGCCGTATACAGCTGGTAAGAGAATAGGTTTTGAAACATCAACAACCTCGCCTGTTTGTCTGGAGTTAGCGTCTTTGGCATACCTAATAAACTTATATTGATCAGGAGATTTAAAGGCGTCTGGGTTGCCTATATCCAAAAGAGTTGGACCTTCAATTAGAGCTGATATCCTATAAGTTTCTGAATTATAAGACTGTGTGGAGCCATCAGGCAGTATTTTACCGACCTCCAACTGAATATTCAGCACAGCCGGGTATTTATCTCCGGTCTTAAAAGAATCTTTGTTGTCCCCCGCCGCCCCCTTCTCGATAGTATCGAACAGAGAATCTATTTTTAAAGTTACGAATACTTGAGAAACATTTGGGTTGTGAATAACATAAGTCACAGGAGATTCTTTTTCGTCGGCGTCATATGAGTAATTCTTGTTATTCCAAGAAGAATAATCTTCGCCTGTAGAACCTCTTTGATCGTTACTACCCTCGTCTATGGGAATCCCCTGATCATCCAACTGAACATTCACTCCGTATTGAGCAGAACTCATACTTAGAGTGGACTTATTATAACCTTGAGCGCTTATCCTTTGGACTTTGCCTTCTTTTTTAAATGGCCCATAAACATTTTTATCTATCACTTTATCAACGAAAACCTTATTAAAGAAATTAAATGGATCTTGTTTCTCCTCCCCTCTCCTATTTTCAATTAATACGTTATTGTAGTTATATTTTAAAACGTCGGTTACCACACTACCAAAACGGACATCTTGTGTCAAAACCAGTTTAGTTAATGTTTTTAATTTAGAATTTAAATATTTAATATGTTGAGTATATAAATTACCATTATCTCCAAAATCATACTGGAATTTATCAATATCAATAAAAAAGAAGATCCCCCCTATGACATCCCCTGATACATCAACCTGACGGTCCACTCCACAAACAGGCATTAAAAGATTGACGATTTCCGCCTCACTAGATAGATTTGTTATTATATCTGAACTATTTGCAAAATCAAATTGAACCGCCCCCGCATCATCAGTGAATGTAATGGGCGTTGAACCATTAAGAATCCCTCTACTTGGATAGTATACAAGAGCAAAACCCCTCTTTCTAAATAAAGTTTCATGCAGGGTTTGAGCAGTTTTATCTCTCCAATCAAAAGACCCAAAAGCTCTATTCATTTTAGACACGATCATGTCATACATGAATTTATTTCTCGGCTCCTCACTATTTGCGGGTGGGCCATATTCAGCTATAGCATCTTTTATCTCTTTAAAGAAATGGTATCTTGTCAACCCTTTCTCACTAAAGAAGTGAGCTATGTTTTCCGATAAGTTTAAATTTTTTTGATCGCTTTTAAAGTCAGCAAAAGCTATCGCAGCTTCTGAATTTTGAAAAGTAGTATTATTTAAAGCTATATGCCTTAAACCTTTAAAAGAACCGCTAACTTTATCATAAGCAAGGTGGGTCTCTAACCCTGAACTACTTGAACCAACGCTCCCCTGCACCCAAGTAGATTCTGCAATTTTATTATCTAGAGATCTATAAATTTTCTCCCAATTGTAAATAATGACCTGCTCTTTACCCCCCGCCTGATAAACACCTCCTACAAGACGAACTGGAGAATCAAAATATCGAACTGCTCCTGCGAGTTTAGGCAAAGATGAAAAAACATTCGTATTTAACAATATTTTATTTTTTTCAGAAAGGGAAAGATCATAGTCTATTTCCACATCTCCACTCGAAACGGAAATTGCCGTGTCATCTAAATAAATACCCTTAGATAAGTTTTTATCGTCCAATATTTTACCCTCTGAGTCAACTAAACCTTCAATTGGCCCATCAGATATTAAATCTAAAGTCTCTAAAAAGCTGAATGAAGACCCAAATTGAAAATCTCCAATCTTTGGCGGAAGGAGAACAGCGGGTTTGACCTTAGGTTGTTTACTACCAGCGCCGTGCAATCTGTTTTTTCTAGAGAGATGATTCATATAACAAATGATTAAATTAATGATGTAGCTGAACCTATTTCTACCGCGCCTTCAGTTTTTAAAGGATTGGCAGTCATGGCGTCTTCTGATTTTATTGTCTGAGGAGCAGACTTCATAGATGATTGGATGACACTAGAACCCACTTTTAATCTGCCATAACCAATCGGCAAAGCTGAACCCTGAGAAGCTAAATTCACTTGAGAGTTGTTAAAACTCATGGATTCGTTACCTCCTGAAACCTGAGATTCTCCGCCTTCAATAGTTCCGGGGTCCATTAAAGCATATTGAATAGCCGACATAGCTAAACTCACTATTATCGAGGCTATAACCCCTCCAGAACCTACAATCAAAGGCACAAAATCTATTTGTCTAGGGTTTTTGCTGTTTAAAAATTCATTTTTAACCAGTCTTTTTTTATCCACCAAGATCTCATAACTAAAACCTTGTTTTTGAAGATGAACAACTGTTTTCCGAAAGTCATCCCTACTTGCATCTATAGCTCTTATGATATCTCTAGGCTTATCAATATCTAAATGGAATATTTTACCATATTTTTGCGCTAAAATGCCATGAAGTCTAACTGTTGTCATAATCTGCCTTGAACCTGTTATATGTATTTACATCTATTTCTAAAATTTGTGGCTTATAAAGATCAAATTTTTTAGTTTTTATACCATAAATAAGAAAAGGTATGCAGCAGCTATCAGACATCTTAATGTCGAATTCAGAAGGTTTTTCATCCCCATCTATATGGCTGTGGTAGACAGACAGTAAATCGTATTTATCTTTAAATATTAAATATTCCAAAGGGTCTATCATAAAATGCTCTGACGGACTCTCTGAAATATTATTTTGATGTTGGATGACATAACTCTCAGTTTCCTTATCAAAACCTAAAAAACCACAAACTTCTATATACGTATTAGATTCAGCCGTATCAACTAATTCTTGTAAAGCTTTTTTAAGATTCATATACTTTGAGGTCCAGCTTTATAAGCATACCCGTCTGTCCCCGGAAAACCACCAAAAGGTAAAACAGATTCGGAATTTTGATTAGGAATAAAATCTTCGAATTCTGCTTTTGTGTACTCAACAGTCCGAATGCTGACGTTCTGAATGTCGTTGTTTGAACTGTATCCAGTTAGCCTTATATTGTTCGAAGATTCATCTGCTATGTAAGAAGTCCCACCATCAGAATCTAAACCAGTCATATCATACCAAAAAACTAAATTATTTTGTAAGGTCGATCTATATCCAGTAGCATCAGAATATCTTAATGGTACATAATCTGGATAAAAATCTGTTCTCTTTTGTAGGTTATTATCAGTTAAGTAGTATTCTGAATCTGAAATAGCGTTAGATGTGGTAGCCCAAATGATTTCGTCATCAGTTAATCTCTTGCTCCAGAGACAAACTTGACCTATGTCCCCCGCAAAAGATTGCTTCGTATCAATATTGGTCTTTTTATCTCCAAAAATAGAAAAGAAATCCGCATTTAAGTCAGAAGTGTTAATTGGCCGGACTAAGGAATCATTTTGAGTCTCTAAAGCTCCAGACTCACCCCTAAAAGGATTAAGTAATACTTCAATTTTTGTGCCATCTTCATTCAACCTTAGTACTACAAAAGAAAATTTTGATTCATTTTCCCCAAAATCAATTAACGGTCTAATCGCATTCTTTAACCTACTTTTGGTTTCTGAAGTGTCTGGGCAAGAAGTTATATTTATCGTCCTACCGTTATTATTAGAAGAATCATTTTGAGTAGCGAAATACAAAGCCGCTCTTATCTTAGCTGCTAGATAATTCGCTCCATCATTCTGGATATTTAATTTATCATTTGAAGTCGGGAGTTCATGAGTAGACATTATTATAGGGCTATACCACTCATCATTAGAAGAATCTAAATATTGCCTTTCGGAAGCTCTAATATATAGGCTTAACGTCCAAGCAGATGTCCCAAAGGCTGTCTTCACGCTGCTATCTTCAGTTCTAAATGATACGGCGTTATCTGAGATATTATGTAAATACTTAAAAGTGTCACTAGAGCTACCAACAAAAATCTTTTTAAGACTGCCTGCAGAAAAACGTTTTTGACAGGCTTCTATTTTTTTTGCACAACCATCTTTTTGCCAATACGAAGGGTTATCTTCTACAGGTTTGCCCGTGTTATCTGCGACACATACATAAACAGCTTTATGATAAATAGGAGAATTATCATAATTCCTGCCTACAATAACGTTTTTGTTCTCTACGTAAACAGCATTTCCTACTGAATATGATTTATCTATCTGGTAATGAGACTGCTCTGAAAGAAATTCATCATTAACGTTCAACGACACTCTAGACCCAGAAGGCGTTAAAAAAGCTTCTCCATTATCTTTTTCAATAGGTTTACCTTGATATTGACAACCCATCCCTCTGTACTGCCAATAACAGTATTTAGCATTCACGGTCCTGTGATTGACATCAAAATTATCTAAGTCTAAGGGTAGATTCAGTTCAAATTCAACAAAACTTTTGTTCTCCTGTTTCTTTTGACCGATTAGGTATTTTTCTTCCGATATCTCAGACTCAGAGTTGGCTAACCCAAATGGATTTTGACCATCAAAGTTAGAATCATCTAAATGCTTGAGAAAAACCTTCTTTCTATAGACCTTAGCATTTTTGAAATCTTGATATTTACTTAAAAAGTATGTTACTATTTTTTCATTATTAGCTACTTTTAGTGTGGGTCTAGGTAGAGAACCATCAGAAAACACCCCAAAACCATCAGCTTCAACTGCTATTGGTATATATTGTATGCCCTGCCAAACAACATTCCCTCCGAATACAGAACCACCATGAAAACTTAAGTATGTCGAAGGAGAATTGACAGTGTCAGGGTAAATTTTATACAACTCCAAGATCGCAGTCGGTTGTAAATCCAACAAACTCCTCGCTACCTCATTTTTACCTTCAGACGCCATGTTTAATATTACACTTCTTTTACTATTATAACCTGTAGA